GCGTGAGGCTATAAAGCACTGGGTCACGCAAGCACGCGATGCAACTTTACTGCAACAAGTGAGCCATAGTGCACATATCCCGTCATTGACCTGTTTCATGAGGGGTGCGCTAAGACCACTGACAATGAACGAGAAGGCAATGTTCATCCTGTCAACAACAGGACGAGCACTACCTCCACCTCATCCAAAGTCAATGATCTGCTCAACAGCACTAAGAGAACACGCCCGTACACTCACCACTGCGCCTGGCTGGCGCAGCGATGAGGTTAAAGGCGAGCTCCCGGTAGATCACCGCCAATCATTGCTCTACAAATTCACAAGGTCACTTGTAGAGGGCGTGGCAAGGAAAATGCCAGCTGATTGGACAGGACTGCCAGCACTGAATACCCTACTTAGCAGGTCCGCCTGCATTGAAAGGAGTGCCGCACAAGGCGGCACACGTAGCTTCATCCGCGAAAAGCTACGACGGCTGAAGGAAGCAAACGAGAAAGAGGCAGAAGGAAAGATATCCACACAACCCGGAACACACGTAATAGTTGGCCAAGGGGTCAAGCCAATAATATTACGGCGTGGGGTGGCACCCAGTGGAAATACATTCCTTCCGATCATCACCCACACGGTACATGGGCAAGATGAAGCAAACCTCCTGGCTGAAATCTTAGAGATCAACCCGGAGGGCCTAAAACTCACACGCGACCAAATCGCAACACAAGTGATGACTGAAGAACTCAAACGTATCAAAGAGAGTAAAACCAGCCCACTCGCGCAGCAAACCGTCGTAGCTGAACGTGGCTACAAAGCACGCATCGTCACAAAATCTCCGGCATTCCTGGTATCCCTCGGAAGAGGGATAAACCAGAAAATGATTGAGATCCTGGGACGCGTTCCTGAATGCAAAGCGGCATTACAGGGCAAACGCCCCAAGTTATCAAGACTGACAAAGGACGGCCGTAAGACGACTATCCTCTCCGCCGACCTAAAGAGCGCAAGCGACTACATTCCATTCTGGGCCGCAAAAGCGGTGACCGATGGATTCGCAGATGCACTCAAATGGACAGCAGAGATAAGGGCAATTGTTACACAGGGAACGGGACCACAAGTGCTGTTAACACCCGAAAGAAAACTTATCGGGAAAACAACACAAGGGCTGTTGATGGGACTTCCGTTCGCCTGGCCCGTATTGTCAGTGATGAACTTGTTCGCGATTCGCACTGCAACGCAACAACGAGACTGCTCCAGATTTTCCTCCATATGCGGGGATGATCTGATTGCGATCCTCACAGGTGACGAAAAGTCACAGTATGAAGATCATATTACACAACTGGGTCTCATAATAAATCGCCGAAAGCACTATCAAAGCGATTATTATGGGATTTACACCGAAGAGTTGTGTAGGGCAATAAGAATCCCCCACCAGTGTTTCCGAGAAAAGGGAAACGATGTGCTCTACCCACAAGGTGAAAAGACAAAGCTTACATGGTATATCTTACCAAAGGTCAGTGAGATTATCCATGCGAAACTGCAAACACCTGGCGGGCATACACACAGCGTCTTGGTTCCAAAGTCATACCAAGGTATGTTGGAAACCTCCCCCTTAACGCACACACTGGGACCCGCCGTAACTCAGCTAACAGAGAAGTATCCGCACTATGCTGACAAGATAAAGTCGATCACCTATAATCGATTCCAAAAGGTGATCGGACAACTCGTCAAGGCAAGAATACCTCTCAATTGGCCACAAGAGTTAGGCGGTGCCGGTTTGCCAGGACGCCAGGGAGCACCGATAGCATTCCGTAGAGCAGCAGCACTCATAGCATCACCCGGTTTCAAAAAACCAGGTATGCTACAAACCTTCAGCGCCCAAATGGGACACGAGCGCAGGAAGGAGCTGTTCGAACTACGGAAATCAATCGATGAACTCCAAAGGCGTTCCGAGGGTGTGGAAGCATCCGTCCTCTACAAATGTCTCACTGCACAGAGACTATCTGAGATGGACAGGGACCTATCCATACCCGACGAACCGGTCATATGGAGAAATATAACTGGAGC